GAGAAAGTTTTTACTTTAACCAGTGACCCAGATAATGACGAAAATCTTTCGACATCTATTGCTGAGAGTTCATACATGTCTTCGGGTATTATTGAAACGGTTCATAACGACATAGTTTCAATTAGAACACCAATGTCTCAAGCAAGACATGAGATTAAAGAAGCATCTGTAAGAGACACCATTGATACAGAAATAGTATCTGGTTCTTCTTCACAGACATCATTAGAGAATATAACCGCATGGTATGACCCATTTGCACAAGCATTTACGGTTGAAGATGATCATGGAATATTTGTAACAAGATGTGATGTATATTTTAGATCAAAAGATGTTAGTGGAATTCCAATTGAAATCCAAATAAGACCAATGAAGAATGGAGTTCCATCAAATAAAATAATTCCAGGATCTAGTGTAGTTTTAGATCCTGAAGAGATTCAAACATCTTCAGATGGATCTGCAGCAACATCTTTTAACTTCAAATCTCCAGTGTATTTGGAAGGAGAAAATACAGAATATGCAATTTGCTTGAAGTCAAATTCAACGAGATATGAAGTTTACGTTTCTATGATTGGAGAGCTTGATATACTTTCTGATTCATATATCTCAAATCTTTCTTATCTTGGTCCATTATTCAAATCGCAAAATACATCCAATTGGGAACCAAGTACAAATGAGAACCTAAAATTCTCTTTATATAGAGCGGACTTCTTAGATTCTGGGTCTGTTGAGTTCTATAATCCAGAATTGAAAGTTACAAAATTAATGCCAGATTCACTATCATTTAGTTCTAAAAAACTAAGTGTAGGATTATCAACACATATTGGTGGTTCGACAGTAATGGATAGTTATGCATTAGATCCTGGCAGAAAATACAAGCAAGAGAATACAAATGCACACGCAACTTTGATTAGTAAAGCAGCAGAAGCAACTGGATCATTAACAGTTACCTCTGCAGGTTCTGGATATGGTAATGCAGCATCACTTACTGATGTAGATTTGACAGCAATTACTGGCAATGGTAGAGATGCAAAGGCAACCATAACTCTCTCATCCGGAGAAGTTAGTGCAGCAACAATTACATCTGGTGGTTATGGATACAATGTTGGTGATGTTGTTGGAATCTCAACAACTGGAACTGGAATTGGAGCAAGACTAACAGTTGCAACTATTGGAAATATTAATCAGTTAATATTTGATAATATACAAGGAGAATTCCTTAAGAATGCTACAACCAACAAGTTGCTATATGTTAAAGATAATGGAACTTCATCAGATGTTTTAGGTGATGATGATAATCCAGTTTACTTAACCGAAATTAATAGTGAGTATTCTGATGGATTGCATGTAAAAGTCAATCATAAAAATCATGGTATGCATTCGACTAATAATGTTGTTGAGTTATTTGGAGTACAACCAGACTCTAAACCAACTAAGTTGAGTGTAGCATATAGTTCTTCTTCTACAGCATCAATATCTGTTGATGACTCAAGTCAATTTGCAGAATTTGAAAATGCTTCAGTTGGAACAAATAATACCGGATATATCTTAATAGAGGATGAAATCATTGAATACACTAGTGTTAGTGGAAATCAACTTATTGGAATTGCTAGAGGAGTTGAGGATACAATATCAAAAACATATCCAGTAGGAACCCCAGTTTATAAGTATGAGAATAATGGAATAAGTCTTAGAAGAATAAACAGAGCTCATGATTTCTCTGATGTATCTGATAGAGACAAATATCCAATAACATTTGATTCCTACTACATCAAAATCAATACTCAGGTAATATACAATCCAAGTAATGATGATAGAAGTGATGATACTACTTTTGCAAAATTATTTGCGAGAGAAACAAAAACTTCTGGTGGATATGAGATAAAAGCATCACAAAATATACCATTTGAGGTGATAACACCAAATATCCATAACTTAACTGTTGATGGTACAAATTTATCTGGTCAAATAAAAACAACTACTGGGCAGTCACAAAGCGGAAGTGAGGTGCCATTCTTAACTCCTGGATTTGAGGAGATTTCAATTAACAAACCAAATTATTTAAATTCACCTAGAATCATATGCTCAAAGGTCAATGAAGATACAAGAATGACTGCAAGTCCAGGAAGTAAATCTGCCAATCTTAGATTGTTCCTGTCCACAACAAATTCAAAGTTAAGTCCGGTTATTGATTCAGAAAGAGTGAGCATGATATTCACATCAAACAGAATCAATAATATAATAACTGATTATGTTACAGATGATAGAGTTAATAGAATATTTACTGATCCAACTGCGTGTCAGTATATTTCTAAAGAAATGGATATTGAGAGCAAAGCATCTGCCCTTAAGATAATCTTAAATGGAGATTTAAGTAAGGATAATGAAATCCGCGCATTCTATGCTATAAGTGAAAATAAAGGATTTGATCCAGTATTTACCCCATTCCCAGGTAAAGAATCAAAATATGATGGAACATCAGATAAAAAAGTTGAAAAGTCAGCGGGTTATAGGGAGTATGAATTTACTGCTGACAATTTACCCGACTTTAAGTGCTATAAGATAAAGATTATTATGACTTCAAATAGTCAGGTAGATATTCCAAAGATCCGTGATTTAAAAGTAATTGCACTTGCATAATATGGATAATCCAGATTACAAACGTGATTTGAATACAAATTCAATATCCAATACAAATATCAGTAAATATGAAGAGTATATATCAACAAGAAACTCTAAGATAAAACATGATAAAAAGGTTGATTCTATAAGAGTTGATTTGGACAATATGAAAGACGAGATTGGTGAAATTAAAATGATGTTAAAAAAACTCACTGATGGAATATGATGAACTTATACTTACTGGCAATATGTTAAATTTTGAACAATTAAAAGAAAAGTGTCTTGAGAATCCACCAAGACACCCACAGTTTAAGAACTTAATACCATATATTGAAGATTGTGATGATATTGAGGAGATGAGAAAAATGGCATTGTCTTGGTGTTGGTCCGTCTACCACCAAGAAGATGCTAGAAGAGAAATGCATAGTACTATAAAATATATGGAAACAGGAATTTGTGATGGTGAGGGAGGGTTTTTATGAATAATGATAAATACTACTAATAGGTCTATTTTAAGTAAATGTCACAACCATCAAGTAGGTCTGAGTTGATAAACTACTGCAAAAGGCAGTTAGGTGCTCCAGTATTAGAAATCAATGTTGCCGAAGAGCAACTTGATGATTTAGTAGATGATGCTCTACAGTATTATCATGAGAGGCATTTTGATGGGGTAGTGCAAACTTACCTAAAATATAAAATCACTCAAGATGATATTGACAGAGGTAGAGCAAAAGAAAAGGACGGAAATGTGGGTGTAACTACAACTACCGTTAGTTCAGAGATGCCAGGGATGGGAACTGTAAATTTCTCATACAATGAGACTGGAAATTATTTACAAGTACCATCATCTGTGATAGGAATAACTAAAATATATCACTTTGATGGCGCAAATACTACAACAAATAATATGTTTAGTTTGAAGTATCAAATGTTTTTAAATGATCTCTATTATTGGGGATCAATGGAGATTCTCACATATGCAATGACCAAAACATATTTGGAGGATCTTAATTTTTTATTAACAACTGAAAAACAAATCAGATTTAACCAGAGAATGGATAGATTGTATATTGATATTGATTGGTCTGCTGTGAAAGAAGGTGAACATTTAATTATTGATTGCTATCGTCTTCTCGATCCAAACGAATATACTAAAGTATGGAATGATTCTTTTTTAAAGAGATATCTAACAGCACTTGTTAAGAGACAGTGGGGACAGAATCTTATCAAATTCCAAGGAGTTAAACTTCCTGGTGGAGTGGAGTTAAATGGAAGAATGATTTATGAAGATGCTCAGAATGAGATAAACTTTATTTTAGAAGAGATGTCAAGTACATACGAATTACCACCACTAGATATGATTGGTTGATATGTTAAATCCATTTTTTACACAAGGAACATCAGGTGAGCAAAGTCTCATTCAAGATCTTATTAATGAACAATTAAGAATGTATGGCATAGAAGTTCACTATATGCCCAGATCATATGTAAGTGAAAATGATATAATAAAAGAAGTAACTAAATCTGCATTTATAAATTCATACCCTATAGAAGCATATATACAAAATTATGAAGGGTACGCAGAGAATCCTGTGTTGTTGTCCAAATTCGGTATTGAACAAACTCAAGAAGTTGTTTTTGTAATCTCCCAAGAAAGATGGCAAACTTATATTGAACCGCTAATAAAAGAGAAACCAGATATTAAATTATCGTCTAGACCAAAAGAAGGCGATCTAATATATCTGCCTTTAGGCGATAGACTTTACGAAATTAAATATGTGGAGCATGAAAAACCATTTTATCAACTTCAAAAAAATTATGTTTATGAATTAAGATGCGAAATCTTCCGTTATGAGAATGAGGTTATTGATACAGATATTCAAGAAATTGATGATAATTTAGTTGGGAATGAAATGGATGGCAGAACATCTGATGGAACTTCTGCAATCCTTGGTCCAACCCAAACAATTTTAGTAACTGGTATTGGGGTTACTGCTACTGCTACAGCAACTATTGCTAATGGTGGTATTCAGTTTGTAACAATTACAAATAGAGGTAGTGGATATTCTGACTTCCCATCAGTTGGATTTTCTTCTGCACCCACTGGAGGGGTGACTGGAATAGCAACAACACGATTAATTGGTGGTATAAATCTACATGATGCAACTCTTAGAACAAGAACAAGACTAGTTCAAAATGTAGATATTGTTGACACTGGTTCTGGATATGTAGAAGCACCTGGAATAAAGTTCTATGGTGATGGTAATGGTGCAGAAGCTGTGACTGAGATTGCTGATGGTGTAATAAGAAAGTTTGAAATAACAAACCCAGGACTGGGTTATATAGATCAACCCACCATCACAATAAGCGGTAATTCGACCGTAGGAGCGTCTGCAACCGCTGTAATTGGTGAAGATGGGCAGATATCCTCAATTAATCTAATTAATGCGGGTATTGGTTATACAGAAGCACCTGTCATTACAATATCCGATCCATATCTAGAATCTCAAGGAAACTTTACCTTCAATGAAAAAGTAACTGGATCTGAATCTGGTACAACAGCAAGAGTTAGAACTTGGAGCTATACAAATGTGTTGGATGTTTCAAATATAACAGGAGAATTCAAGATTGGGGAGTTAATTACTGGTGAAGAATCTGGTGCAACCCATAGAATATTGTTTGTTGATAAGTTCCCAACTGATGATGGATTTGCAGATAATTATAATATAGAAGCAGAGTCCGATAATATTATAGATTTCTCTGAGATGAATCCATTTGGAACACCATAAATACAGTATATAAAACCTCTAGTTATGTTTGAATATTATTACAACGAAATATTAAGAAAAACAATTATTGCCTTTGGCACAATGTTTAATAATATTTCCATCAAGCATTTTGACAAGAATAATGAAGTACTTGATGTTGTGAAGGTTCCTCTTGCATATGGACCAACACAGAAGTTTCTTGCAAGACTTGAGCAATCTCCAGATTTGAATAAATCGACATCACTTACTTTGCCAAGGATGTCATTTGAGTTCAATGGACTTAAGTACGATTCTTCCAGAAAAGTAACAACGACTCAGCAATTTGTTGCTATAGATGAGGTTGATGGCATTAAAAAAACTTACATGCCAGTTCCATATAATATGGATTTTGAGCTAAGTATTATGGCAAAAGTTAATGATGATATGCTCCAAATAGTTGAGCAAATATTACCATACTTTCAACCATCATATAATGTAACCATAGAAATGGTTAAAAGAATTAAAGAAAAGAAAGATATACCAATTGTATTGGATAGCATCTCAATGCAAGATGACTATACCGGAGATTTTACAAGCAGAAGAGTTTTGACGTATACCTTAAAATTTACTGCAAAGACATACTTGTATGGTCCAGTTACTTCTGCATCCAAAGATATTATCAAAAAAGCAACTATCAATTATCTTGCTGGAAAAGATAGTACCAGTACAATTCGTGATGTTACATATTCTGTGCAACCAAGGGCGATAAAAGATTATAACGGAGATATTGTAACTACGATAACAGAAGATTTTGATACCACTGCAATAACTATAATTGTGGACGATTCAAGTGTATTGACCGAAGAATCATATATCGATATCGAAGGCGAGCAAATATATATCAAAGGAATCTCTGGATCAAAAGTATTGGTAGAAAGAGGTAGGGATAACGCTGTAGTTACTTCTCACCTGAAAGGGGCCCCAGTCAAATTAATCACTCAAGCAGATGATGTACTTGTTGAGGAAGGTGACGACTTTGGATTTAATGGAGATATATTTTGATTATGGCGGATAAATTTAACAAATTAAATGATACTTTTGATATTGAACCAGATGATTCCGAATCTAGTAAGATAGAGAAGATTGAACAAATTAGTTCTACAGTAGAAGATATTAAAAAAGATTATGAGTATACTCGTGGAAACTTATATTCTATAATAGAAAAGGGACAAGAGGCAATTGATAGTGTTCTTGAGTTAGCACAAGAAACTGAGCAACCAAGAGCATATGAAGTTCTTGGTCAATTAATTAAGAATGTTTCAGATACTACAGACAAGTTGATGGAGCTCCAGAAAAAATTAAAGGATGTTGAAGAAGAAAGTGGAAAAACAAAGGGTCCCTCAACAGTCAATAATGCACTATTTGTTGGATCAACTGCAGAGTTATCAAAGTTACTAAAAAATGGTCTTAAGGATCTTGATAAATAAAACAGGTATTCTTTCTGATGTGACATGTTAGAAGAAAAGAAAAAGAAGAGTGACAAAGAAAAGATCAAAGGTATTGGTCGTGGGTACTGGGGAAGATTTGGTATAGAAGATGACCCAGAAGAGTGTTCCAACGACGGAGATGTTGGAGAATCTGTGGTGATTGATGATGCAAATGGTAAAGCATATGCAAAAGTAGTAGACATAATTAAGAATAAAAGTCTTAAAGATTATTATAATATTGGTGAGGCAGTTAGAGTCCCAGCAAAAACTGGAAACATGATTGATGTATATTTCAACTGGAGAGGGAGATATATATCACTTAAAATGTTTTTTCCAGAAGTGAGAATGCCAACTAAGAAAGATATTAATGACCAGATAGAAAAAGCATATCCAGGTGCTCGTGTAGTAACTCATAGCATTTCAAAAGTAGTATCTGGAGAACCATTTCTACAGATTGAGGATATGTCTGGAATGTCTCAGAGATCCGGAGATAAGAGAAGTACAGAGAGTGGTGCAGGTATGACTGCAAAGGGTGTCGCAAAGTATAACAGACGAACTGGTGGCAATCTTAAAACAGCTGTAACTACCTCACCATCAAAACTTAAAAAGGGGTCAAAGTCATACAATCGTAGAAAGAGTTTCTGTTCTCGCTCACGCAGTTGGACTGGAGAAAGAGGAAAAGCAGCACGTCGTCGCTGGAATTGCTGATGAAAACATTTAGAGAGTTTATGAAAGAGGCAAAGGATGAGACCGAAATTGGTGCTCATACTGGACAATTGATGCCTAAGAAACAAATGTCTGCTGCAAAGAGACACGAATTTGAAAAGCAGAGAAGAGAGAACTTAAAGAAAAGACCTGGAGACGCTCCTGGTGATGATAAGTTGATTAATGCACTTAGAGATAAAGCAAAAAGAGAAGGAAATTATGCCTATTAAATTATGACTGATTCTTATCTTGGCAATCCCTTACTTAAGAAGTATGGGACAACACATGAATTTACAGAAGAACAAATTATAGAAATAGTAAAGTCCCAGAATGATCCAGTTTACTTTGCTAATAATTATATTAAAATTGTTTCACTTGACGAAGGTTTAACTCAATTTAAACCATATGATTTTCAGGAGAAATTAATTAATAACTTCCATGAGAATAGATTTAATATTTGTAAGATGCCACGACAAACTGGCAAATCTACAACAGTTATATCATATCTCCTACATTTCATGCTATTTAATGCAAATGTAAGTATTGGCATTCTAGCAAACAAAGCATCAACATCTAGAGAACTTTTAAGTAGACTTGCAACTGCATATGAAAACATTCCAAAGTGGATGCAGCAAGGTGTGATAAACTGGAACAAAGGAAATATTGAATTAGAAAATGGCAGTAAAATATTGGCAGCTTCTACGTCTGCAAGTGCTGTGCGAGGTATGTCTTTTAACATCCTCTTTCTCGACGAGTTCGCGTTCGTCCCAAATCACGTTGCTGACCAATTCTTTGCATCTGTTTATCCTACTATTACTTCTGGTAGAAGCACCAAAGTAATTATTGTTTCTACGCCACATGGTATGAATCATTTCTACCGAATGTGGCATGATGCTGAGAAATCAGTTAGCGAATATGTACCAACTGAAGTTCACTGGTCAGAAGTTCCAGGCAGAGACGATAAGTGGAAAAAACAAACAATTGCAAACACATCTGAATCTCAGTTCAAGGTTGAGTTTGAGTGTGAATTCTTAGGATCTGTTGATACCTTAATTGCACCAAGTAAACTTAAAACAATGGTGTACGAGAATCCACAAACAATGAATGCTGGTTTAGATGTTTATAAAGAACCAGTAGATAATCATGATTATGTAATAACTGTTGATGTTGCCCGTGGAGTTGGTGAGGATTACTCGGCATTCATTGTTGTTGATATTACAGAGTTTCCGCATAAAGTTGTGGCAAAATATAGAAATAATGAAATAAAACCGATGATGTTCCCAAACATCATATATCAAGTCGGTAAGAGTTACAATGATGCATTTATATTGTGCGAGGTAAATGATGTTGGGGATCAAGTAGCATCAATTATACAATATGATTTGGAATACCAAAATTTATTAATGTGCTCTATGAGAGGTCGTGCTGGACAAGTAGTTGGTCAAGGTTTTTCTGGAAAGAAAACTCAATTGGGTCTAAAGATGTCCAAAACAGTAAAGAAAGTTGGATCTCTTAATTTAAAAACATTGATTGAGGAAGACAAACTTTTATTCTCCGATTATGAAATAATCTCAGAACTTACAACTTTCATATCAAAAAGAAATTCATTTGAGGCAGAAGATGGGTGTAATGATGACTTAGCAATGTGTCTAGTCATATACG